TCATGCAGCCGCTGCTTGGTCGTGTCGGTAACCCAACGGGGCACTCCGTCGACGGCCCGCTTGGCCCGTTCGATGGTGGCGTCGGCATCAAAGTTGACAACCTCAGCCCGCTTGGCTGAGCGCATCAGCTCACGCAGTTCGGTGTTGTCCTCGAACGGGTCGGCCTTGGACCGCTGAACTTGAACGTTCTTGGTCCGGTCCCACGCCGCAGCATGGTCGGCTTCCTCGCGGTTGGCCGTGTTCAGCGCGGCGCGGAAGACCTCTTCGGCTTCACCTTCGCGCTTCTGGTGCTTCTTCAGGTCGACGTCGAGGAGCTTCCACTCCTCGAGCAGCGAGTCGGCGCGGGTCAACTCCTCCTCGTCTGCCTCCTCGCCCTTCTCTGTGATGACGGTGATCTCGGCGCGAAGTGCCTCCATCTTTTCGGAGACGACCTCGCTGAGTTTACGGGCCATTTACTGCACTCCATGAAGAAGAAGCTCCGCCTTCAGTCGGAGCAGTCGTGACCGAGCGGAGTGCGCGGCGCGCGGGTCCTCGGTGCCGGGTCCACGTTGTGGAGTGGCGAGTACCGCCGCTGTCTCCGGGTCCCAGCCGGGAGTGGTGGACAGCGTGCGGATCAACTCTTCGCGCTCGTCTGCGTCCAGATGGGCGAAGTCTTCGGCGAGATCAGCCGCAGTGCGAACGGCAGTGATCTCAGCGTCGGGATAGTACGGGGTGGGCGTCGGACCGTAATTGCGGATACCCATTTCCATGCGACGCACCAACGGCAACGCCTGCCCGCGGGCCACCTTCGGGACCCGCATCGGGTTCGACTTGAAAATCGGGCCTTCGTAGGACTGGGCGGTGATGTCACCGTTCTTGATCGACTCTAGGACGGTGTCGGCGAACTGCGACGCGTTATACCGGGAGATGGTAAGCAGGCCACGCCTGTCGGCGGTGATGCTGGTAGGGTGTCCGATCGGCACGGTGGGCAGACCACCGGACTTCCCGCGGGCGTCGAAGCCGTGGTTGTAGAGAACCTGCGCCCGCAGCGCCGTGCCCTGGCTGATGCTGCGATTGAACGCCGTCGGGTCGTTCTCCTCGATGTAATCGCCGTGCTGGTCATGGACCTCGGTCTTCACACCGAACACAGCGGCATAGGCCTCGACGGTGCGGCCATCGCCGGCGCCCTTGGCGCGGGAGACGATGTGAATGTCCTCCAGCGGGAATACTCGACGGTACGTCATGGGCACTTGGGTTACCGCCTTGCGTGATCTCTGCCCGGTGGTGGGTTCGTTGGCGTACAGGACGGCCATCTGCTTGTGCGCGTCGTCTTCGGTGGCGTGGCAGCCTTCAACCTCGCCGTCGGCGTCCTTGATGACAGCCCAGGGCTTGTCAGCGGGGCAGGAGTCAGATTTCTCGGCGTGCCAGGGCATGGCGGAATCACTCCCCATCGTCAATCTGGGCCAGGATCGCCATGATCTGGGCGTTCAATTCGTCCTGCTGATCGGCGGTGGCCCTCAGCCAGAACCTTCACGACACCCCCCGGGTGACCATGTCGTAGATATCGTGAGACAAACGCGAGGCGCCTGACCCATTCATGACCACGTCGGCAAACGCCTCAGCGGCCAGTTCTTCATTGTTGGACGCGGCGTAGCCAGATATTTGCTCCTTGACGAAGTCCCCACGACGCACACGCGGTGGGGCCGCCATGGTCGAGTGCTCGAAGGCCTCCGTCTCAACACCACCGTCGGCGACGCGACTGCGAGCCTGCTTGGCGGCTAAGTGGCCGAACTCGTGGACCGCAACACCGGTCGGGTCGCGTTCGATGAGGTAGCCGTCATCGAACTGCTTCTTCAAGTCGGCCCGTAATCCGCTTGGATCACCCGCCGAGCGGACGTCCACGGAGATGCCGCCATCCCTTGCATGTGCGAATCGCTCAACACCGTCGCCTTCAGCACCTCCGGCCGGACGCGAGCCGCCCTCGCCGTAGGTCTGCAGGTGTGCGATTCGCGTGCTTGGCGAATGCTCAAGCCCACGTGCTACGCCTTCACCTATCTCCCCGCCAACCTCGAGGTCAGCGCCCTTCAGGTCAACACGGGTGTCCTGGCCAGAAATGCGCTGGATTTCGCCAGCAATCGCGTCGTTCAATTCCTCGATCGACTGCGCCTGGGCCAGAGCATCCCGGACCCCGCCGCCGCCGGACCCAAAACGACCACCGCCGCCACCGGCGAACCGGCCGTGCCAGTCACGGGACTGGGCCCGAAGCATGATCCGGATGTCACCGTGTTCATCCTCAATGCGGACGTAGTCCAACACAGCTAGCCGCCGACGGGGACGGGTACTTTGGCCACCTTGCCGTTGGGCGGTGGCGGCGGTGCCGCGCCAGGCTCCGGTGTGGCCGAACCCGGCGGTTGCAACTGGACTGAAAAGAGTCCGCCATGCTTCAGCAGCGACGGGTCGCGGGCCATCAGCGCTGTCTTCGCCGTCTCCGGATCCCAACCGGCCTGCACCGCGGCGTTCAACGTCGCCATGTCGGTGGAGAACGTGGTCGCCTTCTCCTGCTCGCCGGCCTGCAGGGCCGCGATGTCCGACGTGTCAAACCACAACTGCGTACCAGCCGGCGGCGGGACGATCTTCTCCAGCACCGAGCAGCAGGTGCGCCAGTTAGGCCGGAACGTCCAGTCCACGGTGAACCGCACGGCCGCGTCATAGTTGGCCAGCGTCGACGCGTCCAGACCTTCCTTCAGCCCGACCACAATCGCCGACACACCGGCTGCGACGGCGATCCGGTTCTCGCCGGCGGCCTGCACCGCGTTGAACGCGGCGTCGTTCAGGTTGTTACCCACCACCATCGGATCCGCACCGGCGTCCAGCACCATAGTCCGGAACGCGTTGGACGGGCCGCCGTGGCGGGCCTGCGCCTGGTCGGCGATGTACGCCTTCTGCTCCGCCGTCAACGTTGCCGCATATTTGAGGATCAGGTTAGGGCTAGCCGCGTTACGGAAGTACGCGTCCCGGTGCTCCGTCATCGCAGTGTCGGCGTTGATCTCCCGCAGCACCGGGGTCAGCCACGACATGCCGCGAAAGTTGGCCAACGGATCGGGGATCGGCGACCAGTGCGCGACCTCTTCAACCGGGTAGTACTCGACGTTGCGGTCCGGGTCGATCATCGTCGGGTCGTAGATGTAGCCGATCACCGTACGGACCTGGTGGCCGAACTCGTCCGTGTCGATCAGCGAAACGATGGTGACAAGATCCGGACGCAGCCGCTCCAACCGGTCACCGCAGTTGCGGATGAACGCATTCCCGGCCAGGCTCGCGTCCTGCTCCATGCGGGACAGCAGTTCACCGGTCGACCCGTTGGGCCAGGGCGTCTCCAGGATGGAGAGCTCAGCGTTGCCGAACAGCTTCTTGTCCGAGAGCTGCCGCCACTTGAACGTGGCCTCGGAAAACAGCTGCATCCGGCGGTGGATGATGCCGAACACGACCGCGTTACCGCCATAGGCCAGCGACGCGAACTGCTCAAACCCCGGGGTGACCTTCTCTGCGTTGGGTGTGCCGTAGGAGAAGCCGTAGACGTAGTCGCCCATGCCGGTCGGCAGCGCGACTGGCGAGCGGACAACCTGCCGCATCCCGCCCCAGGCTGCGCGCAGACGATCGACAACACCCATGCCGCTCCTCTCAGACGTAGAAGACGGACGGATTGCCGGTCATGATGAGTCCCTCTTCTACGGCTTGCCCGCGGGCCTCATAGGCCAGCACCGACGCCACCGCGGCGTCGATGAGCAGCCCATCGCCCCGCTTCGCGAGCCGGAGGAAGTTGGGTGCCAGATCCTCCTCACCCGGACGAGGCTTCTTGCGCCCGCCCTTGACGATCACCGCGTTACGCATGTGCCGGGTCAGTGTGGACGAAGAGTCGTGAGTGATCTCGCCGGATACAAACGCGGTTGTGAACCGGGAGATTGCCTTGTCCATCCGGTGCTCGAGGTTGGTCGAGAACTCGACGACCTGCTTAGGAAAACTCTGCGACCATGCGTCCAGGTAGTCCTGCCACCGCCATGGATCGGCGAAAAGATAAGTAACGCGGTAGGCGGCGAACACCTCACGAAGACGGGCGTCGACCTCCGTCGACGGCACCCGCCAATCCCGGGCCGCATCTGGTGGCCGCTCCCAGATACCCAGATTGAACAGTCGACCGTCGCTCATTCGGCTTGCGATCAGCGCCGTGGCGTCGTTGTACTTACTGCCGTCGAAGCCGAGCGCGATCTGCGCGCTGGGCTCCAGGAACTCCTCAGGCCGGCCCGCCAGATCCCAGCGCACCGGATCCACAAACACCGACTCGCCGACCACGATCTCATTGAGGAAGAACCGGCGCCGGTCAGCCTCCATGTGCCTCGCCGACTGCACCTCGTGCAGGATCCGACCGCGCACGTTCACCCAACCGCCACGTTCACGGGCACTGTCCGCGTACTGGCGCAGTAGTTCGGCATAGACAGCATCGGTGTCCTCGAGGTCATCGACCCGGTACGGTTCGATCGTGTCGACATAGACGCGTTCGTCACCGGACTCGGCGGTGACCTGTGCCTCGGAGCCCTCAACCGGATCCCATCCAT